TCTCAAAGATATAGCTAAGAAAGAGAGGATCGATGAGCTAGTAAAATAGATCAGTTGAAGCAATTGAGTTGATTGAGGAGAATGCAGAGTAGTTAGCTTGTTTGAAGGCTTTAATGTTAATGAATGATGCAGCTAAAACTGCATCATTTGTCCTTGTGACGCCGAAAGGTATTAATGGCTTATAAGCGGCATGTTCAATCTGAGTCCCAGTTAAAGCCAAGATTTCCTGTTTTGAGGGCTTCTGCTTCCCTATCAGGAAAGTCTGTTACCGTGTCGTTTGCCATCAGATCATCTAAGCTTATTTGCTCTTGACACTGCTCGTCCCCGTGTACAAACTGTGTTACAGCGCTGGGTTTGACTGCTCTGCCTGTCAACATCAAAATTAAATCTTCTACTGCTCTAACCGCTTCCCTCTTTTTTTCCATGTCCACACAGTGGTCAATCAACTTGTTGTAATCTAGTCTTGCGCTATTGTCCTTCAGAATAGTGAACTCAAAGCACTCCTGCCCTTCAAAGTTCCCCATTTTGCAGTTCACGGATAAGGATTTTAGCTCAGGTAGTGACATCTCGTCCAGAAACATCAAGGATAGAGCATGATTTAGTGACCTTCTAGCCATGACCACTCTCTCAGACTTTGGCTTAGACATGTCCTTGAGAGGCACCAGGACAATGTTAACCTTCAGTGACACATCACCTAGTTCATTGTTTGCACGAACAAGAATGTTTTTACCTATCCTCTGCCAATCCTCATGGATTAGACTTAATAGTGCTGCAAAGGAGCATCTAGGACCATCTCTCTTACTGCACTCACTTTGGAAATAGAAAGCACATAAAGTGAGTAAGCTTTCCAGTTCCAAGTCTGAGAGTCCTGTGCTGTTGATGAGTTCTTTTACTGCCTTACACTGGTTGATTAAGTTCATTAACACTTCTTCATAAAGTAAGAATGCAAGCAAGAACTTAGGGATGGTTTCAGTGCTAACGTAGGACACCAATGTCCTCACGTCTTTTATAGTACTTGTGGTGCTTACATTGGTGTCTAACGTAAATTTCCATAAAAGTTCACTTTTCACCGTGTTTCTGTCAATGTTAACAAGTACATTGTTAAAGCCTATGTCTTCAATGTAATTTTGAACTTCAGACCAACAGCTGAGTGGTAATGGGTTCTCTGAAACAGTCTTAGTCAAGTTGTTGCAAAACTCAATCTCCTCTTCCACACCTTGCTCAAGATTGTCTTTTATAACAACCTTGTTTAACTTCTCTCTGAAGAGCACTTCAGTGTTCCGTTGCCTGACACCTCCCGATTTGAGGTACTTGTGTAGCAAGCTACTTTTGCTCTCTACCTCCATTATGGCATCACTAGGAGCATGTTTTAGGAAACAGTGGAGCAGCGTCAATGAGTTGAGGAGAAGCTCCGTCTTGAACTTGATCCTTGAAAGGACAACTTTGGAGTCAGAAAACACTGACTGGGGCAAAAGCTTTTTTCTATCTGTAGAGCAGTCTACAAGATGCTTCACCTTCAAAAGATTTTCATGGTATGTGGTCTGAGTATCAGTTTCGTCATAAACAATGGACAAGCAGCCATGCCCCCACTGCAGTCTAGGCTCGCTCTCTGCATCAAACACAACCTGCTTCTTCACTGTTAAAATTTGTTTTTTGATTTTCACCACTGCTAGACCTTTTTTGAGGGGCACAAACTTAAGTAATCGGGGGTTGCTGCTATCAGGTATGACTGATAGCGCACTACCGTCCTTGTGCTTTTGTAAACACTCATGAGACTGTGGGAGAAGACTTAGAAACAGTTGATGCTGTTCTTTAGTTATTACCTCAGTCCTCCTCTTACTCATCCAAGAAAGCACTTGTCTTTCAGTTTCACACAACAAGGCAACGGACTCAGATGAGAGATGGATGTGCAATTTCCCTGCAATGAAGATTCCAATGGATTCTCCAGATCTGCTGCTGTATGTGAACTTTCCAGATCTATTCGAGTCTCCCCAGGTGTTGAACTTGCAAGTTGTCCCTAAGTAAGGCTTCTTCTTCAACAATTCAGTTGGTGAGTTTAGATAATCAAGGAGATCAGTTAGACCCTCGCGTTCAGAATCTCGTTTCACAGAACTCAATTCACTGGCAAGTATGTTGGCGATAACTTGTCCATCAAATTCACTCAGTATACTTGCTTCATGACTAGATAGTGGACAGTCAGATGTTCTAATGTCCATGTTGACCCTCCAGTTTAAGAAGCTCATAAGTAGTGAAGATTTGTCTGCTTGACTCAAAGGTAAACATCCAATGGCAGAGATGCAGTGAAGAATTTTCCAATATTTTACAGAGTATGTGCTTGCATCGACTCCGGTGTCGGAAAGCCTAAAAAATCTGCCTTCCTTTATACCATAGCTGACAAGCTCAGCAACTGTTGGCTCTGTGTTCATCAAGTTACCTTTTAGCATGTAGAAAACAGTCACGGTTGGCTTTGCTTGTTGAATCATTCTGCTGAGCAAGGTCAAATGGTTTGAGTATCTTGCAACTTGTTGCAAATCTGGACTAAGGCCACTCTTTTCTGAATCTGACGATTCATCTGTCAGCATCTTAATCAAAGTGAACACTGAAGGAAAAAATTGCATTATTTTGAAGCGGTCTTTAAGTAAATTTGAGAAGTCAACCTTGGTAGGCTTGACTTCTGAAATTGCTGATTCATCCAATAGGTAGCCCATGACAACTGCAGGGTTGTTGGATAGTCGAACTTGTTCAGTTGCTGAAAACAATTTGGTCTTGACAATTACTGCACGGTTTGCCTCTAGCTCAGATTCTGCAGGTCTAGACTCAACTATTCTAAGTTTCTGTCTGTTCGGATCAGAGAATTGAAGATTTAAGTTGGTGAACTCATTTTCAAAGACTTTAAGGTGACTCTGTATCACTGATAGTTCTCTCAGGCCGTCCTCAAATGTGATCAGATTCACACATCTGATGTTCGGATTGAATAAGGAGGGCTCTTTAACAGTAGTATGCCTGTTGATGGAGACAGAGCAGCCCAGAAAAGTGTCCAACCAGTGAGTATACTTGGTAATTATTCTACCTTTTAATTGTTTGCCACAACTATCACGATAGTTTGTACTGTGCTTGGTAGACCATCTATCTGTTAGTGACAGGAAAACATTGTCTTTAAAGAAGTAAGATTTCATGAATATTGTATATATTGGAAGCGAAAGCTCCTTAATCCCTCCAGCTAACCCGTGCAAAACATTTCGGGCTGTCAGTGTTTGTTTGAGTCTAGATACCTCAGCTGAGTATTCTTCTGTCGAAACATTGAGGCTAATGAGTTTTTTCGCTACAAGCTGGGCTAAGGTGTCATCAGGACTAATGCTTGGCATTAGCTCATCGACTTCCATTCTAGAAACACCTAACCTTTCTAACTCTCTCCTCAGCTTTTCTGGAATTAGTTGTATCATAGGATCCTCTATGATTTTATTGTCGTCTCTATTCAATGATGCCTTTACCTGTTTCTCGGTTCCTTCCCCTCCAAATGACCTGTAATATCCTGCTATCAGAATACACAGTACAGATTGGATCCTATTCGCTAGTTCTAGATTCCCTCTCCTTTTACCATCCTTTAGCCAATCGCAAGAGTCTGCCATTCTGCTGCTGTAAATGACATTATGCCTATCAAGAGGTCCTTCGTTGCTGTTGCAATAAAGACCTGTAATTCTATTTTGAATCACTTCACAGGCTTGTGTTGACTTGAGACTACTTAGTGCTTTAATGAACTGTAGTTCAGTTTCAGACAGGGGTCTATTGAGCTCAAAAGAGAAGCTTGAGGATGATGATCCTGAGTCATGGGAAGCAGCAGTTGTGTCGCTCACACTGCTGCTATCCTCAGCTGTGGAACTTGTCCTACTACGACCTAGGCTATCTAATGTGGTCAAGCTACTTGACTGTATTGACACACTGTTCATTTGAAGTGTTTGGGCTGCTCTAGCAATGACTTCAGCATCTTCTAAAGCAACCGCTGAGCTGACTAATCCAGAGTAGGTTGGTACGAACAACCTACCAAAGGGTGACAAAGTCCCAAGAGTCAGTATACCATACCTTCTGATAAAGTCTTCAACATGGTTAAAGAAAATTTGCTGCCTTAATAGGGTGAAGGCAGTGTTGGTGACAAGAGGAACACTATTATACATTGCTTGTTGGGATGAAACTTGGCATGCTTGCATCAAACTCTGAGGAGAGGTCACAGAGCTGTTTATCAGTCCAGTAAACATGAACTTTATTACAGCAGGGGTTACTCTGTAGCCCATCATAAACTCACTGTAAAACTCGAGAAAGCAGTCGCTCACCAAGGTTTTGGCACTATCTTTCATTTGACAGCATCTTTGTACCGCGGCCGTGAAGTTTTTGAGTCTGCAAGCGTGTTTCCAAAATGTTTCATCATACTGGGAGTAGAGCTCTTTGGATAGTATACCAGTCACCACTATACACTTTGCGTAATCATCTGAACTACCGGCATGTTCAACATGTACTGTTGTCTGGGGTAAGCTTCTCTTAAGATAAAAAATTGCCAGCTCCTCAAAGAGCACAGCAGCTAGGGAAGTTAACACCGAAGATGTTGCATGGTGAATACCCTGACCCATATGATTGTAACTGTTTAACGCCATGAGTCCTTTGCTTATATAAGTTGTAACTAAGAACTTAACTGTGTCGTTTCCATCCCAACTGTCTAAATTATCTGTCAACAGTCTTCTCAGATCTTCTTCACTATGTTGTTCTACACCTCCCTTGCTGCACAATCTATACCTAAGAACATTTAAGATCTTCTTAATACTGCCAGCAGGTATTTCTACCTGTCTACATAAGTTTTTAATGAATGTTAATTTATAAAATGAACACCAATCTGGTACATTTTTCAGAACCTGTTGCATCATGCCAGAAAAGAAAGAACAGCAGTGTATCGGGCCCCACTTGGTATTATCACCCGAGATACATATGACTTTGTAGAAATTGACCAAGTTACTACCTTCACTTATGGGCTTACCGTCAAGATTTCGCATGTTAGCAAGACAGTCTAATCCCACATTAAGGATTGTTTCTTTAAGATGTGGGTTTGTGAGGCCATCATCTGATGTTGTTTTTAAAAGATTTCTACTAAACATTTCAGTGGTTGCATGCATGACTTTAGTCCCAGTCTCTTGCACTAACAAATCTCTTGCTCCTCCTAGTTGCGCTTTAGGTGCTAAGACCGCATAGAAGCGGTGCTCATAATTTAGTGCTTGTGCAAAAGCTAATTGTTGTAGTATTGCCATGCCTGTTTCTCCCACTAATTTTACCATCTCATATATGACCTTGCTTCTAACGCTTCTAGGGAGCCTTTCCCCAGTACTCCTTCCCGTTAATCTTTTGCAGACGTTAAAATTGCTGTTTGCTATCATTTGGGTAGTCCAGATAAAGTCATAACTGTTCCCAGATAAACCAATTTTAGCAAAAACTATCTTTGTTTGATGTAGTAACTTTTCGTCAGTAGTCTTGTGTAAATCAAGATCCAAACCCCCGTCATTGAGACTGAGTGAAAAAGGTTCACCATTGGATGTGAACAAGGTGACAACATATTTCACTAAAAACCCAAGTTTCAAACTTGAGCTATTTATCAGCTCCTCATCATCTTTTTGATACAAACAAACCAAGAGCTTAGAAACTGACAGATCAAGCAAGGTGAGTTTGCAGTCCTCCTTAGATCCACAGTCAAGTATTTCTGGATGTCTCACCAAATAAGACTCTAGTGCTTTATAGTGTAAGCACCAGGGAGCTGAGAGGGCTGCAAAGAATACAAGATTCACAGTTTCCATAATCTCTAAATTATGCTGCTTAAGGAAATTTTTCTCCAGCCGCTTTATTAAGACTTCTTCTTTTGTGAAGCTGACACTAGGGTGCTCTTGCTTAAGCTTTGACAGTTCCAGATGCTGCAGCCTTATGTCATATAGCTCTTCAGACAGGTGGTAAATGAACTTCTGAATCTTGTCATTGATGCTTGCAAAATCCTTGCAAGCTGTTATGCACTTGATCCAAGAAGATATCAAAAGATCTTGTTTCAGCTCCTGTTCATCTTGTTGTTCATTGAGGAGGAGTTTCTTCAACTTAATTAACTCATTGAATTCCTCACTAGAAAAGAGACAGTTTTCCGGCATCAATTCTGGAGAATGTATATTCATGAATTTGAGTCTCTTCTTTAGGCTTCCTTTGACTGAAGAAGAGATTGTTTTCAGCCAGCAGAAGATCAGATTTCCATCTTCAGTTAGTAAAACTTCATCAATGTTTTTTTTGACCAGTTCCTTCCAATGGTAGAAGGATAACTTTGAGGGCTCAAATATCCCATTTACAATATTTTCTTTCTGCTGGTCTGTTAGCCCATCTACTGTGCTGAGTAGATCTAGGCAATCCCTTTTCCCGATCTCTATGTTTGTTGAGATAGCACCGAGTTTCTTTAGCTTACCTCGAAGCATTTTGACTATCTTCTTATTCTCAGTACCTAGTATAATTTTAAAACAATCCTTGAGCATCATATGAGTTCTAGGTGATGCAACTATACTTGTTGTTTCGGTTACTTCAGAGATGCTAACCCAGTTCTTCGGATCCCTTCTTGCTTTGTCTATATTTTCGGGAGGAAACTTGCTCATGCCGAACTCTGAGATTGCCTGGATCAGCTCAAAAGAACCCATTGTGTGGCTAGGGTTTTTTCGTATGATTTGAAGACAGTCTTTCAAAATGCTTTCTTTGTTTGGTGTGTACTCAGAAAATTGGCAAATGTCCGTTATTGCTTGCTGATAATCATTGAAAGGATCATTGAAAACCTCAAGACCTGACCTTAATTCAAATGGTTTCTTCTGAGAGTTGTATCTACCAAATATACTACGGATTCTACTCTTACTTGAACTATAAGACCTTCTGTCCGACACTTCAGAAGCAATGCTCTGTGTGTCTGTGGATGTGTCACTGTTTAACTTCAACAGCTTCTTCCCTTCTCTGGTTGCTGCTTTCCTCACATTTGGGCAGCCTAGTAAAAGTCTTGCGGGTCTAGTATCTTTTTTTTCGTCAGAACAAAGTGAATTCATCAGATCGAGTTCCCAAAGCATGTGCCTTTCTGCTGTTTCTTCCAAGACGCTGATACATCCTTCATCAAAGTTGTCCATTTCTTTATTATATATATGCACATTGTAAATGTCAAAGATCAGTTGTCTATCGCTGTTGACAAAGGTTCCATAGACTGTAAAGCATGGAATGGTTACTTCAGGACATAGATCTCTTTGTTTCCAGTGCTTAACATTGTCCTCCACATCCCTGACTGAACAGTAAATGGATGTCTGCAGGTAAAGCCTTGCAATGTTGTCTTCAATTCTTCTACAGCTCGTTGAAAATTTCTTTCCTAGCTCATTAGGACAAACAAGCCTACTAAGCCCTGCAAGCATGCCAAAACGAAGCATCTGTAGTTGTTTGTTCTGTTGCTGAGAGTTGGCTAGTAAGTTATCTTTTATGAGGAAGCCATAAACTAGGTTCAAGCCTGAAACAACGCTTATAAAGTGGTCTCTACTGCTCCTGTTCAGAAAATTCCCACTGGCTCTGCACCTCGAGGTTCGTATTTTATAAGATTCTTCAAACCTACCTTCAAGAGCAAAAGTGATTTCCCTGAATGAATCTTCTAGTAGAGTCATGGAATGATTTTCAATGTCTTGCAATGTTTTTTCACTCACACTGTTTATAACTTCTAGACACCTGTACTGCTGCAGCACTTGTATGTAAAGTGTAATGACAATGTAAAGGTATGAAGAACCAAGGACAGCTTGTCTCCTGTTCAAATAGAAAGGTCCTTGCAAGAGCTCCATGTTTCCACTATATAGACAACATAACATATTCTCTTTCTTATTTGATGGCAATTTGACTGATAGGTTAATGTTACAGTGCCTTATCTTAACCAGTTTGACCCCTGACCTATTAAATTCTGTGCAGCATCTGAGGAAGGTCTCACATATTTTACCATATAGCACCACTTCCTGGAACCAAGTAAACCTTGTTAACACATTAATCAGAGAAACTAAGGTGTCTACAATTCCCTCATAAGGTGTGCCAATGTACCTCTTCATGCATTCAGCTGCCACTTCTTTGAACAATATACAGTCAACCTGAAAGGGCACAGGTTGCTTGTTTTTTTTCAATTTAAAAGACTGCACATCGAAACATTTTTTTAGTTCTTCTTTTGACCTTATGAGTAGTTTATCGTTATTTCTAACAAACTCGGATCTAGCTTTCAATGAGTTTCTGATGTTTATAAGCACTTCTTCGTCCTTAGTAGGCACCTTCAGGTCAAACAGTACTTTCTCGAGCCAAGATCTTGGCACAGAACACTTTGATTTACCTTGCCTTGAGAGGTTTTTTAGTGAATTTGATATCACTCCCCTTGCATAAGTTGAATAATCTTTCAGTTTAGATTCTGAAAGCTCTTTCCTAACAGTGTCTATCTTCTCAGCTAGTCTTTGGTCGTCATCGCTTCTATCTTTCAGGTTCCCATCGTTATGTTTTGCACTCACTCTTCCATGGGTGATAAGCTGCCCTGTGGGATATTTTATACAATCAATGCCTGACATGCTCATCATCAGTTTTATAAGATATTCCACATTACGTTTGACTCTTCTCTCCTTCTCAGTTTTCCCTGGTAATGTGAGCCTAACAAGCCTATCTAGGTCTGTTAAGCATTCATTGCTGTCCTCAAAGCCTTTATTTTCACAATGGCTAACCACTTCAATCTTGGGGCATCTCTTGCACACATTAGAAGTGTTACTAATGTTTACACCATTGGGGTGACAGTTGCTGCAGTGATTGGTGAGTTGCAGATTATAAGCGAGCAGCTCAATCTTTCCTGATAGATTGGCAGTTTCATCAACGGCTTTCTTTATATTTGAGAGGCACTCACCACATCTCGATGATTTGATGTCTTCACTCAACCAACTCAATAGCATCTTCTCACTTGTGGTAATATTCTGAGTAAGTTCATGTTTAAATTTTGTTCGCTCGAATTCGTCAGTTATTCGGTCCAAATTTTCCTTCAACATATTGATACATGACTCAGAACCTTCCTTGGAGATGACCACACCTTCGACCAGTCCTTTGCGCATTGCCTGTTCCAAACTGGTGGGCAGTGTCAGTCCTGTTGGTCTGTTGAGTATGTGCTCCTTCATCTTTTCCCAAGTCTCCAGAACGTCTTTAGTCGACACAGGGGTTTTTGTTGCAGTTCCTGCCTTTAGATAACTTCTAACCTTTTGAGTACTTATAGCTCCAACAACTATGTCAGTTACTTCTGTAGGTGAGTTTCTGGAGAGTTTATTGAACAAGAAGCTGACTGAATTTTTTAGGACTCGCACTCTGTCCTCCGTAATCCACCATCTGTCTGGTGGTGTGGATGAGCAATCTGCACAGGCAATGAATGAGCACTTGATTCCTAGTAGCTCTAATAGCTTTAATATGTCTTTCCACTTCTTGTGGTCTGTCCTTATTTTCCCATCGATGTCAGTTTGAAAACCAACTTCCACCAACAACAGCTGCCTTGTCTCTAGCTGATCTTCTCCACTAAACTTCATGTGATTTTCCTCGACTATCCCTCTCTCTCCGTAGTCTTTAAAGGCAGAGATGCTGGAACTCTCGTGTTCAGTGATACTCTGCTGGTTGCCCTGTTCCGCCGGATCTCCATCTCTTTTCTTGGTCGAAAGTCTTCCTCCATGCATGAGGCGAGTAAAGTTTTCCATTATACGCTCTATTGAATGCACCTCACTTAGCGGAGTCTCAGGAAGGGGGAACATCTTTCTTTCTGTCACTGGTACTGCTTCCACAGATTCAGGCAACGTCGCATCAATGGAGATTTGCACATTTTCGACACTGGGTATCTGATTTCTTTTAAAGTGAACCTTTTGTGTGAGCGAAAAGTCGGGAGTCAGGTCTCTGAACTCCGGATGCAACTGGGTTCGATCCAGGAAATCTTCGAACTTGTCAGGAAACAAAGTCTGTATCAACATGGTCAGGCTTGGTTTAATGTCTTCCGGAATGTATTGCCAGCCGTAACAATTTGCAAACAGACCTTCGTATGCAGTCCCTTTTAATCGGAGTGCATGCTTCCAGGCTGTGCTGTGTGTTGGAGAATTTCTTATGTCATCGAAGAGGACTTCACACTCTCTTGCACAGTCAGGAGGCAATATAGCAAATAACTGTTTCATGTTGCTTTCTATGCCATCACAAATTATGGCTATCGGCTCCACTTCAGAATCTTCTTGTAAAGCATACAGTCGCTTAATCTCGATCAAAAGCTGTGAGATGTCTTCAGAGGTCATATTTAGGCTTGACTTACTCAAATAAAGATTATGTGCATAGGATAGGACATTACCAATCTTGCCTGCACTCATTGCTCTGCCTGAAGTGCTGATGAATTTCATAATGTCCTTCTTCTTAAAGAACTCAGATATGACAAATTCCTCCGCGTTTGCAGCATTCCTGATGCTTCTGCGGGTGAGGTCACTTTCAGGAAACCATTGTTTGAGGAGGTCAGTGTCTTTCTCCTTTCTTAATGTGATGAGCCGAGAAGTTAATTGGTTGAGATCAGCTATCTCCCTGTGGTTGAATTCAACATCAGTGTTGTCTAATTTAGACATGTTTTCTATCATACCATTATAGTCTTGCACACTGAGACAATCAAAGTCTAGATTTCTCAATGCAAGTAAGCTGACAGGGCTTATGGTCCTGAAGCAATTCTGAAGTTTGTTTATCTGCTTCCCAAACAAGGCACTGCAGACAGTTGCTAAGGCCTTTCTAGGTGCCTTGTACAACAGTTCATTTCCTAGGTTGCCGAGAACTTTATACACCTTCTTTCCGGATAGGGCTGTGCTGAGCAGACAGTTGGTAATGAATTTCTTCTTGTTTTTATTATTAGAACCATATAAGAATGTTGACAGCATGACACCAAGTGATACAGTGCAGATGTCCAGTATCATCTCAGAGTGTAGCAGCTGCATATGCCTTTCTATTCCTGTTCCAGGGAAAGCAGCCCTCAAGAGCCCACCAACGTCTAGATGGTCAAGCAAATCTTTAGTGACGTAGAGTTTCATTCTGGAGAACTCTTGCTTAATCTGTTTGTCTCGTGTCAGCAGTTTATGCCCCAACTGCCGCAATGACATGATTTCACCGATTTTCTCTTTTGATTCTGGCCTCAGAATTAAAGTGTCAGCTGATATCTCAACACATAATTTGCAGTTGAACATGCAATCCAAGACTCTACCGACTCTGGTCGGTATGTTCTGACTTTTATTAACCAATTTAGACAACTGAGATGCTTTTTGCCTTAGTATCTCTGCTTGCTTCTTGGACAATGTGACCTCATCCAAGCTTGACCGTCTATTTGATTCTTCTGCGCTTGTGAGTGCCAAGGCAAGGTCTTCATAGTCTTGCAGTTCATCACTAGAAGATGATGTCAACTGATCCACAGCTATAACCCTGTCCATCAAGCTCAAGGCCTCTCTTGTGTCTGTTTCAAACTGCGGAAGTATTCTGAGCGCATCAAAGTGTGTTTGTCCAGAGTGCAAAAGGTTCACAGCTGTAAACACATCACCGTCTCCGAACTTTATACCTGCTTCCACTTCATCACTGGCAGCAACAGTCCAAATGATGATGGTAATGCCCATTTCTTTAGCCAACATAGATGCTTCTAGAGTTGATCCCCACTCGTTGTCAGACAGCATCCTCTTGAGGTAATCTTCCAGGCTCAGGCCAACAAGTCTGGCTTCAGGCTCCTCTTGGTAATACTTCCGTGCTGCCGACTCGGTTAGGCGTTTGATGTAATGATATGAGTGATCTGTTTTGTTAGGCATGGTTAACTCAGCTATGCTGTGATAGAAGCAGTTCCCATCACCAGGCTGCCGCACAATCTCAAAATAATCAGAAATGTTGAACCTAGGGTTGGACACATATTGACCAGCAATCACTTGAGTCCAGTCAAGGCTTCTCAAGAAGTCCATGGTTTCACAAAAGGAAAGACCACTACTAGAGCTCTCTGTGTTAACGTGGGTAACGGGGGGATTGATATCTTTGAGA